CAAGATACAAAGGTCAAGGCAGATGATTGATAAAATTATTTATAAATTTTTTGAATCAATAGATAACTTCTTCTCATTTATTGAAACTTATTCTGTTAAGTTTACTTCATGGTTATGGGGATTAAGAGTTAAGCTGCTAAAGAAAAAGAGAAAAAGAAAATGAGAGACACTAAAGTTTTAGAATCATTTAAGAAGCACACAGAAAGAAAACTTAAAGAGATGAATATCTTTAAGCATCTAAAGAAAGAAGTTAATGTTGGTGCTAATGGTACACAAGATTATGTAATTAAAAAAGGTATCAACAAAGGTAAAGTTGCTAAATGAAACGACAACACAATACAGCTCTGATTGCTTTACTTGGTACAATTCTTTTAGGTTTATCTACTTATGTATTAATAACTATAGTTGAATTACAAATTCATATTGGCATGTTATCAGAAGAGATTATGAATGTTGATAAGCAGATAGGAAGAATATATAATTTTATTGATAGTGTTAGAGAAAGATAATTATGGCTATTAGAAAAACTACAAAAGGTAAGAACGCAAACTACAGACCCACAAAGTCTGGAGCAGGTATGACGGCTAAAGGTGTTAGAGCATATCGAAGAGCCAATCCAGGAAGTAAATTAAAAACTGCAGTTACCGGAAAAGTTAAAAAAGGATCTGCTGCTGCTAAAAGAAGAAAATCATATTGTGCTAGATCTCTTGGTCAACTTAAAAGATCTTCTGCTAAAACAAGGAACGATCCTAACTCTAGAATAAGACAAGCTAGAAGAAGATGGAAGTGTTAGTTTGAAAAAAACCTGGAAAAAACAAAAAGTTCAATCATTAGTTTGTGGTCATTGCAAAGAGTGTGACAAACAATTAATGAGTGATGAAGGTGGTTGGATAGTTACTCATAAAAAAGAATATTTTTGTCATGATGGTAAAGAAGGTTCTTGCTTTGACAACTACTGTGAGTTAAAAGTTAAACAACATAAGGAGCAACATGAAAAAAGGTTATCACAAAACAGCTACTGGTAAGATCGCAAAGAAGGGTCTTTACTATAACATTAATAAGAAAAAAAAAGCTGGCACATCTAATACTAAAAAAAAATCTACAATCTCTGCGAAGGCTTACAAGAATATGAAGTCTGGATTTAAAAAGTAATTCTTTTTAATTCTTCAAACTCTTCCCAGATAGTATTACCAGGATTCCAGTATCTTCTCTTCTCTTGCTTGTTACGAAGAGAATTAATTACTGTTGTATGATCTTGATTAAACACTCTGCTCATTGAAGATAGACTTACATTATATTGTTCATGTAATAAATTATACAATATACTTCTTACTCTAACTACATCCCTGGTTCTACCTTTACTAAAAATGTCATGCTTGCTTACAGTATATTTCTCACACACTTTATCTACAAGTTTAGAAACTACTTCTAGGTTTGCGTTTTTATATTTGATACCAATTTTAAGTTTGTTATTGCTATCTAATATTGGTTGTCTTTGCATTAGTTCTGCTGCGTACAGAAATCCTTCTGAAAACCCTACCTCATATAATCTTTCTTCTTGGTTTGTTAGAAGGTAAAATGCTTTCTTAACTTTATAGATAAAGTGATTTTGATTTAAGTTTTTTATGTGTGTATTATAGTGTTGACTTATATTTATGGTCATAGATCCCCTACGTTTTCCTTTCTTTTTTTTCAACTATTAAGTTAATAACTATTTTGCCATTAACTGTTCTCTGCATTCGTTAACTTTAATGTGAAGTTGATAACTTTCTGCCTTCAACTTGTTAACTTTTTGAAGTGTTTGGATGTATTGTTCAGATTTTTTTCTCTGTTGATCCATCAACTTCTGCAGACGCATTTTGGTTTTCTCCATTATGCTCCTTTTTCACTTTTGTAGAATCGAATCTTAAATTATCGATTTTACATTCTACTAACTCACCTCTATTTTGGGTGTCAGTAGCCTTTTGTACATCATCAAAGAGTTCGATCATTGTAAAATGACACTCTCCATTGATAATTCTTTTAAATTTTGTCATATTTTTTTACTTTTTTCAACTTTTTTTTCGATTAAAAAATCTATATACTGTTTAGCTTTTTTAAGATCTTCAACACCATTTTTTAAATTATATCTTAAAACATATTTAATTATGTTACCTGTACAAAAATCTAAATTATTAGAAATAATAAAATCAATAGGCTCAATTTTGTATTGAGTATAATGTTTTGGTTCTTTAATATTATCTGTCATAAGTTTTTAAGCAAGGTGGGGAAAACGGAAAGGGAAAAAAACCCCACCCTGCTTGATACCTTCTAGCTAAAGTTAAAAGGTATATTCGTTATTAGCACCATCATCAGATTTTGCAATATTGTTTTTACTTGCTCCACTTGGTGTTAAAATTATAGTTAACTCTCCTGCTTTTAATTTGCCGTCTTGATCTTTAGACGGAAAGGCAGCCTGGTTGTACCATTTACCATTAATATTTACTCCAATGGTCCAGTTCTTATCTGGATGCTTCATGTTTTTTGGACCAATATAAATAGGAAGTTTATCTTCTGGTGACTTCCAATCTGGGTTCTTGGTAAGGTTGATGTATATTTTTTCGGATTGATTATCCATGTTTACTCCTTGGTTATATCAACTACTGTTGATTATTGTTTAGTTTGACCTCATGCTCACGAGTAAATTTTGCAACTTGCTCGAATGCCTTGGGGTTATTTTTTTTAAGATACATAACTTGATCTCTAACTAAATCTTTAACTGAAGATAATTGTCTTGCAGTTGTTGTGTCAGAAATATCTTTTATTATATCTTCTACATTTACCTCATCATCAAGATAAGTAGGTTCTTCTTTAGATTGCTCTACAGAATCTTCTTCAAATGGTTTTGCGTTATAACCATCTTCTAAATCCATTCCTGTTTTTAAGTTTAACGCATTTAGAAAAGCATACTTTCTACTGTATGACATTGCTTGACCTGTTCCGTATTTATCAAGACCACCCATCGCAGTACATCCGTCAACTATAATAAAATTTTTTGGATCATCGATGTCTGTTATCTTCATAGTACAAGTTACAATTACACATTTAGGTGTAACATCTGTAACGTAATTACAAGTCGCATATAATCTATTTTCTAATAGAGCTGCCATTGCAACTCTTTGCACATCATCATGTAATAAAGGATTAAAAGGCATTCCTTTTACCTTGCTTGCTTTCTTTACACCACTCGCATGATTACAGGCATTGTAAAGTTTTTCGTATATATTTTTCATATTTTTTTTATTTATTTGGTACACATTAGTTTCACTACTCATTGTTTCTCCTTTTAGTTTGTTTTTTTGTATCTTAAATTTTCAGCATCTCTTTTTTGCCAATAAAGATTTATCTGTTTTCTAAAACCAACTCCTCTTTTAACAGTAAATTCTTCTGGTTGAATAATGCCTCTGCTTAATTTATGACCATGTTTATTAGTTTGCTCTACTCTAATTCTATTACTTTTAATGTAATTTTTTTTAGTCACTAATTATCCTTTCTTTGTTTTTTATATCTTTTATTTTATCACCCAATATAGTATGTTTAGCGTGTTTTGTTTTAACTCTTGGCTTTACATAATTGCTATTACAATTAGAAAATATTTTAATTTCTTTTTCAAAATCAATACCTTTACTTTCTAATGCTTTTCTTATTGCATTTTCTATACTCATATTTTTATTCCCCATAGTTTGGTTATTAGTTGTTTTTGTTCATCTGCTAAATCTTTGTAGTAAAAGAAATGATTAAGATCTGGTGGTTCAATCATGTTAGCTAATCGATTGATGTTACCCTCACAAAACATAATCATCTTCTCCCATGTTAGAATTTTATCTACCATGATATTATAAAGATGTTGCAAATGATCTGCCTTCATTAACTCATGGCTCTTATCAAAGATGACATAATCTTTATCATTAACATATACCAAGTATGGTATCTTCTTTGTTGCCATGTAGTAGAACGAAGTTTGTGTAAGGTTTTCTATTGTAGGTTCTGAAGGTAAATCTTGAGTGATCATGTTCCACTCTTCCTTACCTTTAACCTTCCTTAAATTAGGTGGTTTAGTTTTTAATTCTATAAATTTTGTTTTAGTTTCATAATCAATACGACCAATGATTGGTTTGATCATATCAAATTCTTTTAGTTCAACATATCTTTCACAAACTAATTTTTCTTTTTCGACAATCTGCTGCACAACTTTCTTTGTGATTGGAATACAATCTTCTGCAAACTTAATCATAGCTTCTCTGCCAAACTTATCTTTTGCGTCAACAGGTGGATTTGCATTTATGTTTTCTTTTTCTTGATCAAAACAAACTTTA